GTAAAAATAAAACTGTTCTTTCTTTATCTGTCCAACGAACAACCTGTAGTAATGAGTTACCATCACCACGAGTATATGCACCAGACTGTAATATTTGACCTGCATACTCTGGGAAGTGTGCTGCTAAATCACCAGCCTTACGGTGATATAAGCGAGCGTATACATTTACAACACCGAAACGATCTTGATCATAATATGCACCCATAGAGTTTTCAATATGGATATGTGGTCTCTTGTCTTTAAAGTTTGGTTCAACTCTAATAGGAACGAAACCGTATGTTGCTAGTTGATCTGCGCCACGCAGTAACTCTGTACCTAGTCTGGATGCTGCTACATAGTAGTTAGCAATCTTTGTACGCTTGTCAGCTTTGGTACGCTGGCTATCATCTAATGATGAATCCCCAGCAGCAGTAATGGTAGGTAGAACACCGACTTGTTCGGAGACATCTCGAGCAACGACATCAACAAGGTTAGCGATGATAGGACGTGACCATACTCCTTCAGGAAATAATCCTGGGAATACTTGGTCTGCCTGTCCTGATCTTACTAATGCAACCTCACGCATACGTCTATCACGTTCGGAGTTACGAGCTTTTAATTGCTCAAAGGCATCTTGTAAATCTTTCATTAAGTCACAATCTCGCAGTCCGCTGCGCTGCAGCTAAGTCATCTAAGTTAATAATGTATCTTGATTCAATATCTTTTCTAGGAGTAAATTGATTACTTAAAAAGTTAGGTACATTATTCGAGGTAAGTAAAGTTTCTCTTGCTACAATCTCACAGAACCATAATGCCATTACGGCATCCATCTTGAGCTTCTTGCCTTGTACTCCTGGTTGCCAGGTTACAAGTTGTTCGATTAACTTCTTTACGTGTTCATTCTTTGAGCTATCTGGTAATTCAATTAAGTTATCTCCAGCATGCTTAAAGTTATTCATGACACCATCCCGCTTGGTAATGGTGCCAAACAATGGAGCCAGAGAGGCTACGCCGAACTCTGGATCCTGTTTGTTATTTCCTGTGTAATGAGGTCTGTAGTTAATTCCTCGTGTTGACAGGAAGTTACGAATCTCTTCGTCTTGTGTAAGGAAAAGCTGAAAGGCATTTGATTCCACAATGACCACATGCGGTTTATACGCATCGGTCCACTCCTTGATAAGAGAACGGATTGCTGCAGGTGTAGGAGCCGTCATGACGTGAACGTCCATGATATAGCGTTTATGTGACCTGCGGTCAACCGCATAAGCAACAGCAGCGGTATCACCAGACATTGCTGGATCTATACCAATGACTCTAAAAAAGTTATTAGAGTTCTCAGGATGACCTGCTGCGCTTGCAACCAATGCACCCGATTTTCTCATTCCATTTACTGCGCCTCTGACGCACATCGGGTCGAAGATTGCATTCTCCGCAATATCGAGGTTCTGGTAAACCAGTGACCACTTAGATGGTCCTGCCTCGTTACGGACAGCCGTTAGACGCTGTCCTGTCCATCGATCAAACAAGCCATCCTCATCTGGGATATCATCCTCAGTGAGTTGTTGTTCGGATTTTTCCCATAGACATTTCCAGTCTTTAGGATCGTCTGCGTATTCTAAGACCGCAGGCATCGATAAATATGACCAAGGTAATACACCATCGGTGTAGTGGCTTGGGTTTCTTAATTCTTTATATAGATCAACTGCAGAGACTCTGGTACCAACAACAAGAAGTTGACCCCCACCTGGTGGTAGACGAGAGGCAACTTCTTGGCGAATCCATTCTTGTTGCTTAGCCCACTCTGAAGCGTTACTCAGAGTGACCACGTCATCTAAAACTATTAAGTCGGCACGGTTACCATAAACCTGCCCGCCCATTCCTATAGCTTCTACAGTTGGGTCTTTAGCATCTGACTCACGTACATCGCCACCAAGGTATACCTTAGTAGCCGACCACTGGTCGGCGGTTGCTTTATATCCATCGGCTGGACCAAAGGCTACCTGAAGGTCAGCGTACCGAGGATGGGTTAATCTTTGCTTGATAGCGTATAAAAACTTCTTTGCTTGTTCCTGTGTCTTGGATATAACCATGACGTTAATATTAGGATTCTTAACTATTCGGTAGGTTACATAGTTAATTGTTATAGTCATGGTCTTAGCATGGTTAGGGGGTATGTTTACCAAGAGGCGGGATAAGCCCGCCGATCCCTTTTCATAAACCATGGAATCATGTAACCAAGAAGGATCTTTACCTTCTAGAAGAGATACCACATTAAGCATGTGAAGTGGTACTTTGGTACCAAGATACTTTTCAGAGAACTCTGCAAAATCAGATAAGTTAGACCGAGCCTCATCGGCGAGGTCCTGTGTTCTAAACCGAGCATTATCTATTAAAGCTGAGAAGCCCTCGGCTTCTCGGCGTTGGGTATCGTACCAAGATCTAGATCTACCAATAACTTTTAAACCATCAACGATTGTGCGCCCTTGGCGCACCAAGAGGATAAGTTCTTTTCTGGCTTCTTCTGGTGCCAATTGTCTTTCCAACGTTCCTCCAGTGCCTGTAGGGGTCCACAGGGGTCTGGACAGAAGTATCCCCACTTATGCTTATAAGTACTTATTGGCAGGCTTAGAGCCTGCCTTTGGGGGCTCAATATATTTCGCCCTATACTTATATAGGGGTCTTGAGCATCGGCGTGTTTCAAGAGCAAAATAAATAAATCTTTTATTGGTTATTTATAAATTAACATAACCGCAGGTCAGAGCTGGTTTTCTGGTGAATATTATTTTACGGATAGTGGGGGGAGGGTGGGGGGTGGTGTTAAACATGGTGGGGGTCGGCTAGGGCGAGCGCACAAAAAAAGGGGCAAAGGTCGCCCCTCGCCCCACAGAAAAACACGCTCAGAGTTGACAAAACCCCACGCTCATGCTACTGAGCGCAGGGCTTCGCCTGACTATCTATCTAGCGAGCCTTGCGTGTATGTGTAGCCACACGCCCGCTATTGAATACGATTGCGAGAGCCTCATTACCCCCGCATGATTGAACATCAAACACGATACCAACATGCTTACCCTTGCGAACGATATCGCCAGCGTGTGCCTCTGCGAGTGAACTAAGTTCAAACTCAGGCACATGCTCCAGCGTGGGGATATTGTAAGACTTCTTGACCAGCGCAATCTCTGCGGTTAGGTCGGCGAACAGGTCTGCGTTCATGTAGATATTACTCATCTTGCTGTCCTTTCGGAACTGTCGTTGAGACCACCTCAACTGACACCGAGAATTATCTCATACCTCCAGCCCAATGTCAAATACCCAGCGTAAATGAACGGAGTGTCTGCCTGCTGTGTGTGTATGTGTATGTATGTGTGTGCCTGTGTGTATGTATGTATATGTGTGTATGTGTGTGCGGGCGCATGCGAGATTCACGCATGAGCAAGTAATAGTTCATATGCGAATGAGCAGGTGGCTGCTCGCATGTGCGAGCTCGTGTGATCGTGTGCGTCTTTCATTGATAGCAAATCAAAGATTTGCTTAGATAAGGGGGTCAAATCAAATCGGTTTGGCTATTGACGAAAGGAACACCATGAGAACAGTTGGAACTAAGACACTAGTCGGCGTCGTTAAGAACGGCGTTGTTCATGTCAGCCAAGCAGATACCAAGCGCATCTTCGCAAAGGTGCGTATCACCAGCAACACCGCCAAATCTTCAAAGAAGATTGAGGCAATCTTATCAGCCTTCAAGGCATATCCAAACTTCACGCTCGTAGCCAGCGAGATTGCGAAGGTTGAGCCAAAGGCTTACCTAACCCTGAAAGGAAGTGTCGCATAATGACTACCATCACACACCCAATCACAATACAACTACAAACTGTAGTTGACGAAAGCAACTCAACTGTAAAGAAACTCCTTGCCCTATCTGAAGGAGACCAAGTCTCCTTCTTAAATCAGATGGCGCAAGACCTCATTCTACCAGAGGTAGAAAAGTTCATCACCGAAGCAAACAAAGGCAACACATGGGCAAGATTGGAGGTAGTCGCATAATGTATCTAGACGCAGGAACGCTAATCGCAATCATAATCGCAATCACTACATCAACTTCGTTGATGATTACGGCAACAGTTCAGAACGCTCGTCTCACTCGTGCTATACGAGAGCGTTCTTTATAGCAGACTAAAGTCTGCTTGATTA